CAGAAGCAGAACTCTTTCTCAGTCTCACCTAGTTGGATTTCTAGTGTGTTAGCAGTAGAGTTACGCTTGTCAGTAACAACAGCAGACAGAATACCATTGTGACCTGTAAAGCAAAGGTCTGGCAGTTGATACCCAGACGCAGCAGCAAAGATTTGATACAGGTGATCATTACTGAGTTCAGTAGAGATAGATGGTTCACCAATACTATTGATAACATCAGGTGGAACAGTAATCATACGCTCATCAGCGTAGTAATACTTCATTCGACTGTTGTTCATGCTGATGTCAACATGCTTCTCACCAAAGTCCACGTCTGGTGTGTTACTGGTATTACGTGAGAGGACCTTGATGGTCTTCATCATGTTACCCAAGTCATAGATGGGAGCAGTACGTTGAAACTCAATGTCTTTGAAAGTACAGGAACCGAGAATATTCTTATTGTTCGAGATAGTTGAAACCTTTTGACCAGGTTTAAACATGATGGATGGGTTGATGTTCATGAACAACCCGAGGATTTCTAGTTGTGGTTCAGTAAATTTCATACAGGTCATTGAGGATAGTCTTCCGTTTGGGCGTTTTTATCGTTGAAGTGCATTAGGAGCACAGCGTAGTGTAGCACCTTTAAGATGTCGCGTCTAGCAGTTCCCTTCTTATCGTATCGAGATGCATACTTTAAGATGTTAGACCTGCAAAACGATTCGCCATCACCACACGCTTCGATCAAGTCTAGGGTTTGAAATCCCTCTGGACCAGCAGAGTAGTGCTGACTGTATGTGGCAGAGATGTAATCTTTAAGTTCTTTAAGGATTTCATCTTCATTGTATTTGTTCATAATTAACAGAAACGTTCAAGTGTTGCAGTGTGTAGATCAAACCTATCAGGGTGTTTGTTGAGTTGAATAATGGCATCCCGTTGGAAGGGATTCTGGACGGTCGATTCGTCCCACCAATGAACCACTTTACGGACACCAGATACGATTGGTCTCACACGATGGATAATACCTGTTGGATAGATAACAGCATGACCTGCTGGTAGTTTAATACTAACACCAAAGTCACCAAAACGCAACTCTAACTCACCCCCTTCATAGTCAGTTGGTTCATTAAGAAATAGTGTAGTGGACATGTCCATTCGTAATCCAGCACCATCAGTAATTTCATCTTGGTGCCAATCGTAATCTTGACCTGGATTGTACTTCTTATAAGTGTAACCAGTTCGTCCACTAGAAAGAGTAAGTTCTGGTTGTAGAGAGTTATCTACTTGCTCATCCAACCATTCAGGATCAATACCCTTGTCTTCATCAACTCGTTTGATAGGATTTACGATGAGAACAGGATCAACTTGGGAAAGGACTCTGGATATTCCAGAGTCATCAAGAATTTGTGTGCGATATAGCATCAGGAATCAAGAAGAGTGGGGTTCAGTTCAATTTTGGCATCAATTTTAGAGTACAGTTCCAAGAAAGCACTCTTAGTTTCATCATCGAAACGGTTGAGGCAGAGTTTGATTGCTTTCAAACGGTTGTTGAAGATAGAGAAAGCGCGAATGATGTGTACAAGACGACGTGTAGAGATAACTTCATCAATACCACCCTCAGCAAACGTCTTACGAATAACATCTGCCCATGTACAGAGATTTGTAATGAACTCTTCATCACAGCAACCCAGTTCTGAGCAGTAGTTATTGAGCATCTTAGTCTCAATACGAGGGGCAGGATACTCTTGCTCAAAGGTAAGAGGGAAACGCTCCAAGAATGCTTCATTCAGTACGTTGGTACCGATGAAACGACCATCATCAGAACCCTTACCCTTAGTATTAGCAGTAGCAAATACAGTAAAACCAGGTGACGGGGTGACAGTGACGCCAGTCTTCTTCAAGTACACACCCGTACCTTCAAGAATAGATTGCAGACAGAGGATCTTGTTTGATGCAAGGTCAATCTCATCTAGAAGCAGGACTGCACCACGTTGCAGTGCCTCAATAACAGGACCGTTGTGCCACACAGTGTTTCCATCGACTAGACGAAAACCACCAATGAGATCATCCTCATCAGTTTCAATAGTAATGTTTACACGAATCAGTTCACGGTTAGTCTGAGCACATGCTTGCTCAACGCCCATAGTCTTACCATTACCAGACAGTCCAGTGATGAACGTAGGATAGAAGACACCAGAGTTGATGATCTTTTTTAGATCTGTGAAGTTTCCAAATGGAACATAGTTTTTATCTTTGGAAGGAATCAAGGTTGAAACCTCAATGGCGGGAGATGCAGAAGGTGATTGATATGTTTTTTCCAGTTCGGGTGCAGTCAAATTCCACTTACCACGAGTCACTTTATACTGTTCAAGACGCTTACATACAGTAGGGTATGAAACATTAAAGTGGTCGGCAGCAGCAAGAACTTTTGTAGTATCTACCTCAGGTGTGGCGTATGTATCAAGAAAATATGCAAGCAGGTCAGTGATGTTCAAGTCAGATTGGGCAGGCATTAGTCGTCTTGTGTTGATGTAGTTAGTATAGAGCAGGTAGAGGTAGTGTCAGGGGCAGAGTGGACACTATGCGATTTGTCCAGCAAATGCCGAGAGCATTTTCCTGTTCACAGACTTTGACTTCAATGACTTCTTAAATGCAGACCTGATCTGACCCTTGGTTGCATCATCAGCAACTTCCATTTCAGTATCAGCATTGTAAGATCTAGACTGAACTACATACAACTGTGTGTAGGGCGACTTATCAATAGCAACTGATTTGTCACGACTAAGTGTCTTACAATATGTATCGTTAACGAACATACCAAGAACTCTCAGGTATTGCCCCAATGCACGAGTGGAACAGATACGGAAACCAATAACAGAACACTCAGGATATGTATCACGAATTACTTTCAAAAGTGTATTGGTCATAACACTATCACAACTATAATAACGATTACGGGTGCGAATAGTAACCTGTTGGTCGTGAACATAATAAGGATAAGGTTCAGAGTGATAACCACCAGCGACTGCTTGTTTCATATATGCAGTGGACTGTGACTCACCATCAGTTAAGACAACTAGGTGTGACTTCTCAACACCTGCATTCCGTTGCCATTCACCAAGATACTGACGCATAACAATTAGAGCATCGTTCAATGGTGTTCCACCAAGACCCATAAAGTTTGGTGGTGCTGGACGGAACCTGTATATATCGCGACGTTCGTGCCAGTAGTTTGCAACACGGTACATATAGTTACACTGACGTTTGAAGTTACTTTGATTGCCCTCACTAGTCAAAACATTAACTAGTTTGAAACGAGGATCAATATAAAATTCACCTACCTTAGAGTCTGATACTGCTGGAATGTTCTTAGTAGGAGTATCACAAGGAATACCAAAGAACTGTAACAGATTAGCATCAGTCACGAAAGTATATACGTCGAAGGGGATACCAACCTTCTTACAGAACTGAGCAAGATTAATTACTTGACATACAGTATCAAAGATTTCGGGAGACATAGAACCAGACCAGTCAAGTAGAAATACAAGACCATGGTTTTTTCCATCAGTAGTACGAGTTACTTTCTTGAAGATGTCATCACTAAATTTATAATTGTGAAGTTTAGTTGTATCAAGAACCCCTGTACGAGCAGTGGTAGAACGAGCATATGATGATGCAGACTTCTTACACTCAAACTCTTTGACTAGGTAGTTAACATCCTTGGAAGTATTATTACAGAACTGGCGGAAGTCTGCATCAACTTCAATAAAAGGATCCTTAGGAAAATCTTCATAGTATGAGTTCCAGTAAGATTCTGCATGATCCCACAACTCTTGGTTAGGAACAATTACATTTTTGAAATTAATCTTAGGGAAAGAAAGATATGTTGGACTACCAATACTAGTGTTAATTAGACTAGAAGCATTCTCATCAAAGTTACGTTGTGTTTGAACATTATCAATATCTGGTTGAATGTATTCGTATGAAGGTGTGTCTAGTTGTGCATCGTCGTTGTCTTCTTCTGACATCTTATCTGTGTCAGGTTCATCATCAGTAAACCAAGGACGTGATTCCTTAACAGGACTATCCGTATCACTCATCTCAATATCTTTATTCTCAGTCTGACTAGGAGTATCACCAGGAGGAGCAGAAGGGGGAGTTTGCATCACAGGTGGTGGGGTTTGCTTCTCTTGCTCTTCCTTAGCAAATTTGTAAATAGCAACAGCAGCATCAATTGCTTGCTGAAACGTTTCTGCAACGCCCACAGCGTCACGTAGAGGGGTCTCAGGGGCACTAAATGGCATCATCGCATATGCACCAATTTTGTAGTGAAGATTGACTCTATCAATGAGAGTCATCTTTTCTAGTTCTGTATTAGCAATCTCAAAGAAATCATCATCATTAAGTTCTTTATATCCCTGATAGAAATCTTTGCCAAGACCAGGATACTTACGCTTCATAAGTTTCTCGATACGTGCATCCTCAGTAACGTTCACATAGGACTGAGGACAATCCAAGTTATCAAGAGAGTCATCATTAGGTGTATACAATGCGTGTCCAACCTCATGTCCAACCAAGAGATCGTAAACAGTATCACTCGCACGAGTCCACATGGGCAGAGTCAACACCCTTGTCTCAACATTGAACGATGCAGTAGGTACTTGCCTGTGCTCCACCAGGAGATTCTCGGTAGCAAGTAGACGAGCAAGGGTGCTTTTGATCTCTTTCTGCATAGTGTCCTTGTGTGTATACAGATAGTATAAACCCCCCTAGTCAACAGACCTAGGAGGGTAGTACACTTATATAACTGGTCGCTTAACGGTCTGATATACCCATCGCTTACTCAGTAACGACGCTTTCATGAAAGAAAACGCCTCGTGAGGATCCGTATGGTCTCCACAAGTAAAGGCATCGCATACTGCTTCGCCTGTCTCAGGCCATGTATGAATGCTGATATGAGACTCAGCAAGCATAGCGATGGCAGTCACGCCTTGTGGAGAGAACTTATGTGATTGGATACCTAGAAGTGTACTGTTTGCACACTCCGCCGCTTTTGCCAGCATGTCACGAATGTATGATTCATCATCTAGAAGTTCAGAGTTACATTCGCGTAGGGTGAATAGTATATGTTTCATCCCTGCACCGATGACATAGTTGAAAAGTCACCTTCTTTGGAGAACTCTACGATTCGCTCAAACTTATCATAGAGCACGTCACCCTTGTGAGATATCACAAAAAGATTAGTCTTCTCTCCTAGACCTTTCAAAATCCTCATAAGTTCATCCGTAGCAGACTGATCGAGTGAAGAGTCAAAAACTTCATCCAAAAGAAGAAGGTTTGTACTCACACTATTTTTTAATTTAGCAACTTCTCGCCAAGTAAACAACAGCGCCAGATCAATCTTTTGCTTCTCTCCCTCTGAAAAAGAAGCATAAGAAAAATCATCACGGAAACGAGAAAGAATCTTCTCGTTAAAACTATCATCAAGCGTGAAGTTCACATAGAAGTCCATGCTTTGAAGATACTTATTGATTCTCTGATTAATGATAGGAATAAACTTAGAAATAATCTTAGTTTTAATACCACCATCTTTCAGAAGATTAGCAACCGATTTAAGATGATCCGTCTGCTTGTTTATATTAGAACACGAAATGACTTTCTTGTCAAGTGCTTGTGTCATGGTTTCAAGATCTTGCTTTTCTTTCTCCAAGTTACTAGTATCACTACCTACCTCAGTCATGATAGAAGTGTTGTCTTTCAGTAGACGCATCTCTTCCTTGGTGAGAGATTGAATCTCATACCTGTACTGATTAATCTTAGTTGCTTTCTCGCGAAGTTCTGTAATGTTCTTACTGAGTGTGGTGATCTGCCCCATGATCTGGGACCCAGCATCAGTCAGTTCAACGCATCTTTGATTGAGTTCTGCTTGCTTAGAGATACGAAGTTCTTTATCAATGTGTTGAGTACAAGTAGGACATGTTTGATTCTCTACAAAGAAATCATAGTTCTTCTTAGATGTATTTAATTTATGATAGATCTTAGACTTCATGTCCTTAAACTTGTCCTGCTTTTCAACAGCAAGATCTAATTTAAGAATCTCAGGTTCAAGAATTAAAATATCTTTTTCTACTGCATTAATACGTGTTTTGATTTCAACTACACGATCTTCATTCGCAACAAATTTCTGCTGCTGATTCTCAACGTATTGCTTATCAACATTTTCTAGGTTACTGATATTGCGAAGTTGCATATCAACTTTCTGTTCTGCCAGTTCAAGTTCATACTCACACTGACGTTGCTCGTCTTTGGCATCTTTGAGTCGTTCTTTCAGGAGACCATTCATCTGTGAGAAGATTTGAATGTCTAGAAGATCTTCAATAACTTCCCTCCTATGTGCAGCAGGAAGTTGCATGAAAGGAACAAAGGTGCTACTGCCAAGAATAACAACCTGAGTAAAAGTCTTGTAGTTAAGTTTAAGTATGCTCTGCTCTAAGTGCTTCTGGTAGTCTTTGTTAGCAGCGTTCTGATCTACCAGTTCATCGTTACGATAAATCTCAAACACAGCAGGTTTGAGACCACGAACAACTTTATAGTTAACAGTACCAATTTGGAACTCAACTTCTACTGAGAGGTCACGCTCATTGACGCTGTTCAATAATTGTGGTTTGTTGATCTTACGAAATGGTTTGTTGAACAAAACAAAACAAAGCGCATCAAGAATGGTACTCTTGCCTGCGCCGTTATTACCCACAATTAAAGTAGATGGTGACTCACTCAAATCCACTTCGGTGAACTGCTGTCCTGTTGAGAGGAAGTTCTTCCAGCGGATAGTCTCAAAAACGATCATACTAGTCTACGTCTATCGGTGGAAATACAATATCGTTGGGTGTAATAATTGTGTAGTTATATCCATAGGAAGTGCAATTGTCTTTAACAACTTCTTCTTCTACTTCTATAACTTCTAAACTACGTTTATAATTATCTGCTTTTAGATAACCATAGTAACGAGTGGCATCATCTTCTTGCTCAAAAATTTGAACAACTTTTTCATCGATGTTGCCATCACGGACAGCATACACGCCCCCGCTACTTTTGTCAACTAGTACAAACATTTTAGAGTCTAAGTGCTTCGACATATAATGATTTTAGAATACCAAACACTTCATCTTTGTTGTCAATTTCCTGAACACAGTTCTGCAACATAGTTAATGTATCTTCCTGTTCCAGGGTATCATCAACATCATCAAGGTGTACGAATGTATCCTCAATAATTTTAAGATCAGCAATGTCACTGTTATTAATTTGCCTGAGTGTCTTGTCAAAAAGAATTTGATCTTCTTTTTTCTCAACAATCAGTTTAACATAACTACCTCTCAGTTGCTCATAATTAATGGTGGCAGTTTCACTATCCCGATAGTAAATCTTGTGGAACATTACGTTGGGATTTTTTACAAAACTAAGTTTCTTAGTTTTAGTATTTAGTACGTGAAACCCTCTATCACAACCGTAATCATTCCAGAACATTTGGTACGGATTACCGAGATAAGTAATGTTTGTTTTAGTTGATCTGTGATGGAAATGTCCACTACATACTAAGTCAAACTTATTGAACATGTTTGGGTCGTCCCCATGATCCATGGTATATCCAGGAATAGGTTCAAAACTATTAAGTTCAAGATGGCCCAGACAGACAGACGCATCACTAGATCCGATAAGATCCATGGATCGTTTTCTATTGTCATCACAAATCCAAGGCAGAAGAAGTATATCAAGATCACCCACACGTAGTTCAGTAGGATTGTCCACGACTGTAATATTATCGTAGTCTCCAAGTAGTAACTGTGGTGAACTAATTCTAAGAGTATTCTTATAGTAGATATCATGATTACCTACAAGCATATGCATATCAACACCACGATCTCTTAGTGGATCAAACCACATATCTTTTGCTGCTTGGAGAGAGTTAAAATTGATAGACTTACGCCGATCAAATGTATCTCCAAGAGCAATCACATTGGTAATTTTATTCTTATCAATGTAGGGTAAGACAGTTTCTGAATAAAACTTCTTGTACTTATCAATGTATACTTGACTATCATTACGAGCACCGAAGTGCTGATCAGTTATCAAAAGTATCTTCATATTCAATAACAAGTTTCTTGTAAGTTTTACCGTCAGTGGTTGTGCAAGTTTGGGTGTATGTTATACCATTCAAGGAATCAACCAACTTAGTAAGAAGTTCCTGACTGCTAACAGAAGAAGATCCACCGTTCCAATAATCATTGATCAAATTTGTAGACATCAGTACCTCGTATTGGTCTCGACACGGGACTTAATATAGTTCAAGTCGGCACTATTGTCAAGGTCATCTGAGTGCATAACCTCATCCCAACCCTTTCGTTCAAGAATCTTCTCTCTGATTGCTTGCTGCCTCTTCTCCTTAGCGATCCTTCTCAGGTATGCATAGTATACAATCTGTGTGAAGTATGCAAAAGGATTAGAACTCTTCTCAGGATCAAAGTTATGAATGTACTGAATACAGTTCTCAATACCATCACCAATCATGTCTTCTCTATACATGTAGTTGATGAAGTTTGGTCTGTATGACAGATGAGTTGCAATTTTAAGGAAGCATTCGCCAATATAGTTAGACACACGAGGTTTAGGTTCACCTGCCTCTTTTGCCTTGGCACACTTATTACGGTAAATAATCAGTTCATGAAGGAACTGTTTGTTATCTACATAGTGTTCTTTCTTTTTAGCGTTCTTCCGTGGCATTAGCATTGACATGTAGGTGGTTCACGGATGTCATAATGTTAACTTATCATGACCGTTTTGTCAAGGGGGTTGACAAGGTAAGAATAAATCATTATACTCAACACTGTAAGGGTTCAGAAACAGGGTGTCTTTAAGTTACTTAGAGATACTTAGTGAAAGTGAGATGCGTCTTTAAAGATTCTTTCTAGAATCTTCCTCGCGTCCTCTACCTTAGCAATCAGACCCATGCTTTTGTTGATGGGTATTTGACTTTCGTCTGGTTCTGCTCCTTCATTAAATTCTTTTCTGATCCATCTCTTGTAGAGACTCACTGCTTCCTTTGACATAGGAGCAATAGAGATGACAGATTTATCATCAACAACATAGAAGTCTTCATCAGAGAAGTTCATCCATTTGATGAACCCCATGGCAACCTTTTGTGCCTTCTCATCTTCGTCTACATTTAATTCTACAATCTTAGTCTTAGCAGGATTCTGAATAAAGATCATATCTTTTTTAGTATCAGGATCCTCACTCACTAATACTTCACCAAGGATTTCTTCCCCAGTAACAAGTTTGAGCGTAGCGTAGAACTGTTCGTCGTGTCGAATGTAATTAATCATTTTTCAATTTGATCTCCTTAATCTCGTAATTGAATGACTCTTCTTGATATATCTTGATACGTTCAGCAAGATGACGAAGGGTATAATTACTTTTGGATCCTCTGGCACAATGGTCTGCAATATCATAAAGAACTGCTTGTGCTTTGTTATCACCCTTTCGGAGTACACGTCCAATGGATTGTAGGTTTCGGACTCTCGATTTAGATGGACTAGCAAAGATCACATTATGTAGATTTTTGATATTAATACCAGTAGAGAAAGTTCCATAAGAAGCAAGAATAATTGCGTCCTTTTCTTTCTCACATATAGATCGTGCTTCTTCACGATCGTAGGCATCAATACCACCATGTATAAAGAAGACCCTGCGACCTTCTCTCACCTTACTATTTAGCATCTCCCACAAAGGTTCCCCATGCTTTTCCACGTAGTTGAATAGGATAAGAGTGTTTCCATTCAGATCACATGCCAGGTTTGTAATTAGATTATTTCTTTTTTGATGACTTACTATGTAATCCATCTCCTGGTGATAGTCATCAAAGGGAACGTACCCATGCTTTAATAAGAGAATATTTACTTTAAGTTTAGTGAGGTGACCTTTCTTCATAAGGTCTACTGTCTTAGTAACTTGTTCACACTTACCAAACAATCCTTCCAACACTAACTGATGAGCACTCATACCATCGAGAGTACCTGTCAGTCCAACGCGGTATTTTGCATCATGACATTTAGTGAGAATACCTGACAGACTTTTCGCTTTATACAAGTGTGCTTCATCACCAATAATTACGTCAAATCGTTTAAAGAACTTGCGAGGTTCTTTGTATATGGATTGCCACGTAGAGACCACCACAGGGGCATCTACATACCTCTCAGTGCCTCCCATGATCTTATGTACATATGCGTCTGCTCTCCATCCATATTGTTGAAAGTCTTTATACATCTGCTCCACAAGTGAAACAGTAGGAACGATGATAAGGATCTGTCTATCCATTCCCAAATGCCATCGCACCAATGCATAGATGATTAGAGATTTTCCCGATCCTGTCGGGGATAATAGAAGTCTGCGATTGTGCCTAAGTGCTTGATAAATTGCTCGTAACTGGTAATCTCTGACCTTGAAAGGAAGTCCCAAAGATCTAACATACCCCGCAGTTGCCTCAGGAGATATGAGAAGTTCACATTCATCTGGTTTACCATAAAATTTACTGTCTTCAATCTCCCAGTCATACCCACGTTGTTCTAAGAACTCGGTTAGATACTCAAAAAGACCCGCATATATCTCACCCGTTGCAGGAGAGTATAAACGGATCTTTCCATCCCATTTCCATTTTTGATACTGAGTCATGAACTTTGCTTGTGGCACTTCAAACTGGAAGTGGTCGCTTAGTTCCTGATGAACATGAGGTTCTGCTGTTACTTTAATGTAGACTTCATTCTTTTTCTCAATCTTAGTAATCACCTGTTTTCCTCAGATCAATAAAATTCTTAATCTGAAATCCTCGTGAGGATAACTGTTTAAGAATCATCTCTAAGTAATTTATACATGTTTCAAGGTAGTCAATCTTCTGTTTGTTTTTCAACCACTCTTCGTCTGCCCAGATGTAAGTGTTGATGTCAGTTTTGAGTACCTTATGATTGAATGGTTTCTCAGCATATACCTTGGCAGGTGCTTTACCTGAGTAGTATTCAAACTTTGCTTTGTATAGCATCCTACCTTTGGTATCAGCATCGGATGCCATCAATTTAAAATGAGACCATATGTTTAAATATTTTTCGTGGATGACTGTACTCTTAAAGTTTTCAGTGTCTAGGTCGTTTTGATCAACAACACAATCCTCTTTCCACATATCACGAATTTGATCTAGATTCATTCCAGTGTTTTCCTCCTGTTACCATCAAGGTTTTGAATGGCGTATGTAGTGTATCTGAACTCCACAGTTGCAGTTGCATATTCTGTACCATCAATTGTAGCATTAAATTCTAACCCACTCAATGATACTGGGAATATATCTTTAAAGTTGACAAAGAAGTTAGTTCTCATATTGCTATTCATGACTGCTAGTGATGCGTCACAAGTTACGCTATAATCTTCTTCAAAATCACCACGCTCTCCTAACATATCACCACCAGCAATAGATCGCATCCAGTTATGAATGATTAGATAGTTCTCTAAATCTTCATCTACTAGAAATGATAGGTTAAGTGGTTCATAGTTTAAACCCGAAGCATCGAATGGGATACTACGACCTAGAAAGGTCGGTGCTTCTACGGTGTTTAAACCTATACCAGGAATATTAGCGGATTGTGAAAAGTATGGTACCTTTGGAAACTGTTCCAGTAACATCTTAAATCCGATTGGTGACAGAAAATTTCTGTTCTCAATTTGTTTGGACCAGAGTTCTGTCTGGTCCGCAATACCATATGTTGGCATGGGAGTATATCTATTTTAGATATTTATAGAAATACTCCTTATCTGTTGCGTTCTCTACAAGTAATTACAGTAATGTAAAGGCATCCTATACTAAGTGCTATTACAAACCATGTGAGTTGTCCTTGAACTGTTTCTCCAAATAGCATCTTAGTTCCCTCGGTTATGTCTCTTCGTTATACCAGAAGTCTTCCCAGTCTTTTTTAGTTGCTTCTTCTATATTAGAATCAGTAGTTTCTGTTTCTGGCAAAATGTCATCGATAAAATCTAAGTCTTTCATTGTCGGTACTCATTTAAAATATCTAGCATATTATTATAAGCGGAATGAGCACCACTATGCCAGTCTTCTGTATTAGTATCCTTAGTTTCCTTTTCGTAGAGTTTAGTTTTCTCCTTATATATTTTTGCCAGCAAATCAATCTTCAACATGGTGGACCTTGGCATGGGTGGCAAGTTCAGTATAAAACTATTTAACATAACTGTCATCCCAGATGGGGTTCTTTGTCTTGGTATAAGCATATACCCCTAGGCATAAAAAAAGGACCCCAGTGGGGTCCCAGTGTTGTGTATCCTGATGGATCACATAAGGTTGTCAACCAACACACGACGGTAGTAGCGGTTAGCATTTGCATTAAGAGCACCACTCCCCTGTGATGTTCCTTCTGCGAATGGGTTAGCGACCATGCCGTAGCGGGTCTTGAAGCCGATCTTGGGCTGGAATGTGTCCTGACCAACGGCGCGAACCATTTGCAGGGGCACATAAGGGCAGTAGAAGAGTCCAGCATCATAGGCGCTAGAACCTTTATAACCAGCAACGTAGAAGTGACGATCACTTACGTTAGCGGAATAAGGGTCAACATAGACCTTGATGCGACCGTTCAGGGTGCCTGCCAGTGTGCTGCTGTTGTCATCTGGAAGCAAGTTGCTGTTACCAGAAAGAGCAGGGGTGTAATCCAGAACACCTGCCATGGACAGTGCCGAAGCAACGTCAGCAGAACAGATGAGGATGTTACCCTTTCCACGACGAGTCTCGTGACCAATCGCGTTCATATCGCGTTCGATTTGGAAGAGGAGTCCTTTGAACTTCTCAACAGACCAGCGACCGTTGGAATCAACGTCGAGGTCAAATACGCCAGCAGTTGCTGTGTTGTTCTGAGCGCCAGGGCGAGCAATACGGTAGACGGTACGAACCACCTCACGGTTGATCTCAGCCAGAACCTCTGTTGAGAGGATGTTGGCAAGCTCAGATTCAGCATCAAGACCATGAACTGCTTTCAGGTCTTGGGCGAGTTCGAGCGAATACTCTGCTTTCAGAGCGCGTGACTTGGCAGTCACAGTGACCTTCTCGATCGAGAAGTTCATTTCTGCGAAGGCGTTGCCAGCGGCATCGCCAAGTGCCTCACTCTCAGCAGTCGGCATACCGTCAGAGACGGTGTAGGTGCCGCTGTCGTTCAGCAGACCAGGGTTGCTTCCGCTCTGAGCGGTGCGACCGAGGTTGGATGCTGCGTTCTCAGCAGAGAACTCTGTGTCCGATTCGTTGAAGAAGGACTCAGCGCCAGCAGTACGGTTTGTGCCATAGCGTGAACGCATGGCAAAGATGAGACCAGTAGGTCCAGTCATCGGTTGAACGCCAGCGATATCATAGGCGATCAACTTAGGCATGGAGCGTCTGATCAGACTGATCAGAACGGGGTCGAAACCTGCAACAGGACCTGTGGCGGTGCTGCTACCAGAGAAACCACCTGTGCCAGCAGACATCGTAGGTGAGGCTTCGTTAAGAATGCCTGCTTCCTCTTTAAGGAACTTTTCTTGGTTTTCGAGCAGGATTGAGGTGACGGCCTTTCTGTACTTATCAGAGATGTTAGAGATCTCAGAGTGTTCCAGAATAGGTGCCCACTTTTCCTGCAAAGATTCGGAGTTGAACATTTGCTTTTAAATACTGTATAGGGTTTTAGTGTGGATCCTTAAATTAATCACTTAGCCCAGCGGGAAAGTGCTTGGACGTAGTGGGACATTGCCTCACCTACGACCTCGTTCTCAACCTGAACGTCTTCGGTGACAGTAGTCACTTCGGGTTTGGTAGAGAAATACGACTCACGAAGGGTCGTAACCTTCCCACGGAAGGATTCTTCATCATCAAACTCAACTCCCTCAGCAAGAGATGCCAACTTTTCACGTTGTGAAAGTGACAGTCCTTCGCTCAGTTCGCTCACAATCCCATTCTTGATATAACCGCCAACCTCTTTCGAGAGGTCAACGTTCTCTTCGATCTGTTCGTTGAGTTTAGTCTGCATAATATCAAGTTGCTCGGTCATTTCGTCAACCAAGTCAACTTTCTCATCGGGAAGATCAATGAAATTCTCGACGAAAACCTGTTTGAGACCAGTCAGGACACTCTCTGCCATTTCGGTTTTGATACCGTGCTCAATGGCGAGCGTGTTGTCCTTAGCCCACTTGCTGACAGCAAACGACAGATACTCATCTACCTGTTCAGCAAGTTGTGCTTTGACGGTTTCAATTTCTTCTTCTAGAACCTTAGCGTAATCCTGATGGATACGTCCAAGTTCTTCATTCAAGCGGGAAACAACTGCCGCTTCAAAAATGGTTGCTGCCTTCTGTTTGAACTCTTCGCTCAGGTCTTCACCTTCGGTAAGAGCAGCAACATCAGCAGAAAGGTCGATAGTCATTGTTTCGACTTCTTCCTCAGCAATCACTTCTTCACCTTCTACCTCAGCATCTTCCTTCTTAATGGAAGCGCCTTGGGATGCAGAAGCATCAGAAGGTTTTGTAGTGGGAGCAGAAGCACTCTTGGCGACTACCTTATACTTGTTGCTCTCATCATCGGGCTTGCTGTTCTGGGGAGTAGGACCACCCAGATCTTGTACGCCACCGAGACCGCTGCCTTCGTCAGACAGTTTACCCTGAGGGTCAGCTGCCTTAGCGCCAGCAGTTACGCTCGATTCATCTAGTGTTGTTTCAATTTTGTCAGACATTTCGGTCTCCTTAGTGCTACGAATTGAGTGATTGCTTCTAATTATTTATGATTAAAGATTTTTCAGAAAATCTGAAAATGCGGAAATCTTTCTTTCAGTCAATTGACTAGCCGCAGCATTGTCAATTCTTTTCTTAATTTGGTCGATTTCTGACTCTGCAACAGAACCATTTGCCCAAACCCAGTCCTTTCCTTCCATAATGCCATTGACAAATGCATCAGGAGCAGAAGGATCAGCAACGATATCAGCAGCAGTAGCAAGCATAAAATCCTCACCAACTACCTTGACACCATTTTGTTCTCTGATAGAACCCAGACCGCGTGAGGAAACTCCCAACTTGACACCTTCGTCAAGCAATTGCTTGGCGATTTTACCCATAGGAGTTTCTAGAAGTCTTGCTTTACCAACAAAATTATTACCTTCTCTTTTCAGAGATGTAATAAGATGAGAAGCACGATCGAGATTAATACTAGGACCATCGGGATGACCCAGTTCGCCAAGAGCGCGACCAGTTCCTACATAATTCTCGTTGTACTTAGCAACCTCACGTTCCATGATAGACATGGGATACATGCGACCATTTCGGTTTGTGATGTCGGCTTGAAGAAATACACCTTCAATAAAGGTGTTACGCTTCCCGTTCTTACCTTCGGTAATTACGATTTTAGCGTCTTCAATTTTCTCCGTTATCAGTTTCATCAGTAGGTTCCTCTTCTGTTTGGTCTGGGGGTACAGCGTCTTCTGGTTGCTCAGTATTCTCAGGACCTTCTTCTGGTACTGCGAACATTGCTTTACCAACCTCTTGCTTAATGTCGCCAATCTTATCGAGAGCGAGTGCTTTCATTTGGGTGTCAACATAATCAGAAAGATCTTTCTGACCAGCAAACAATGCATTAACGATATCAAGTGAAGGTTGGGATGGCATAATGTTAATTAATACTATTACTATTTAGATGTTTCCTTTTTCGTAATCTTTTGGATCTAGTCCTTGCTCTTCCTCTACCTCAGGTTCGGGAGGCATTAAAGACATTTCCATTTGCATTTTTTCCATCTGCTGCATCTCAGCAGGAGATACAATCAACCCTGCATCAACTTCTTGCTGCATCTGTTTGTCGATCTCTTGGAATTCAGCATCAGATTGTCTGAGAATGTTGCGGCGTAGATATTCAAGAGAGAAATACTTGCCTGCATAAGGATCCATTTGTTGAAGAAGTGCGAGACGTTCTGTCATCACCTCCTTCTCTTTCATCTCAGCAAAGTAGTTATCAGCGATAAAACTATACTGGATGTGCTCTTTCATATCATCCCACTCATCAAGTGTGATGACACCTTTGAGAACAAGTTGAGTTCTCAGAAGATCGCTAAAAAGATCACTGAACTTTTTACGAAGTCGTGTGACAAACTTCTGGAACTTAACTTCGTCTCTTGTGATTTCGGCACTGCGTCCGACATTGAAACTGCTTTCAGATTCCAATCTAGACTCTGGAACATTCAGAGATCTATACAGTTTCTTCTGGAAATACTTAACGTCTTCCAGTTCACCGAGGTTTTGCCCACCAGGGAGGGTAGTAATTTCTGTGCCGCGACCACCTTCACGTCTTGGCAACCAGAAGTCTTCCAGCATAGACATGAATTTTTTGTCATCACGAATCTCACCAGTATCAGCGTTGTATACCAACTTGTTACGATAGCGAGACATCACTTCACGTAGGTACTGCTCTGCCTTTTGCTTAGGGAGATTACCAACATCAATATAAAAGATGCGCCGTTCGGGTGCTCTGGACAGACGATAAATGACCAGAGAATCCTCAATCATCCTAAGTTGATTGAGTGCCTTAATTGCCTTGTGAAGATGGGACAGTACATAGTTGCGCTGCATATCCAACTGACCAGAGTGGCAGTATGTGATAGCATCTGGGGCAACTTTGATCCCATTGTTCTCATAACCCTTCAAACCTTTGGGTGAGTAGATGTAATACTCAATCGATTTAGGAACAATCGATGTAATTTGTGGGTCAATGAGTTGCGCTCGATCCTTAGGTTTGTCAAATTCAACAACCTTTTTGATCTTACGTGGATCGATATACCTTAACTCTGTAATTCCAGCAGTAGGATTCTTAGTATCGATCATCTTATGATAGAACAAGCGTCCATCGATATACCATCGACGGAAGATATCATACGCTTTCCTATCAAAATCTAGAAGAACTAGAACATTAACGAACTCTTCTCGGATTCTGTTTTTCAGAGTCTGAGAGACTTTTAAGTGTTGGAGGTCAATATCCACGGGGTGATCATTTAGATCCCCAGCAATCGCTTCGTTGACTACATCATTAATAGCAGCATCCGCTTCGGGATGCAGAGACATCTCACGATATCTGCCGATCAAATCTGCTTCGCTTGCTTTATTAGCAGCGTCACCCATCTCAACATATTGACCAAAATGCCCACCTGCTGAAATAGGTTGGGCAGCATCGTCTGATTCTTTACGAACAAAAGAAGGACCAGTTGCCTGACCCTTCTTTCTGTCTAACGAATAACCAAATAGTTGAGACATCAAATGAAAGTAATTACTTCAACTATTATTTAGCAGATTCAATTAGAGACATTATCAGGTGTTGCTTCTGCCACGCTTATTGCGGTTGCGACGGCGACGATTTGGTCTACCATTAGACATGTTAGTGTCATCAGTTTTCTCCCAGTATTGAACCTGGAATTCAACTGTGTACTCCTCAGCGGTATCATTACTATCCCATGCAAGATCAATTGCAGAGATATTAGAAGGCCAGATACCTTCAAATCTGTATGAACCGTTAGAACCACCCTGTCTATCTAGGTGATCGACAACTGCGCTCGCCTGATAATCAGCAATCGTTTCAGCACTCTGATAGTTAAACTGATTGTACTGCATGTACTCAGCCCATCTTTCCATGTGCTCACGCAATTGCATGGACTCTTCGTTCATGATGGTGACCGTCCATGGTTCAAACGTTCTATCACCAGCGATCTTCAATTGACGACCACGGAAAGGAACTTCAACCACACCGATAGTAGATGCAGGCAAGTTTGCTGCCTTCACCAAGAAAGTGGTCTTTTCAGAAATACCACCATTACCACTTCTTCTTTCTCCTCTACCTTTTCTGTTGCCACCGCGTGGTGACTCGTTACCATCAAATGATGGGAACTGAATAGTAACTTGGAATAGATTAGGTCTTGACAGTTCCTGAATTCTTTCTCTGAAATTCAGAATGGAAGCAGCAGATTCTACCTGGTTTCTGGAACTTGGATTCCTGCGCTTATTAGTTTGTCTAATTGGACTTGACATTTTGGGGGTTTCTCCTGGGGAAGAATAATTAAGTGAATGTCATTATATAAAAGGGAATTATGAAGGGGGAGGTTACCCTCCCCAGTGGTTATTAACCAGTGATCTCAGCGAAGGAAGCGCCAGTACGTGTAGCAGTGAAGCGCAGTGTGATGAAGTTGATGGAGCGTGTGGGTTTCACGAAGATTTCCGCGAAGAACTCACCACGATCGATTGCATCATCAGGGTTGTTGCTTGCGTCACAAACAACCAGGTAGTCTTCAACACCACGACGTGACTGAACACCTCTGAGGTAAGGGTCAACAATGTCGTTGAAGGACTGACGAGTAAACTCATCGTTGATTTCAAAGAGTTGTGCCTTAGCAGCATCAGAGATTGCTCTCTCGATCACCAGGAACAAACGACGCACGTTGATGCGATCGAATGCAGAAGGTGTTGCAAGTCCAGTCTTATCACCGAAGAGGACAATACCTTCGCCAGGGAAGGCGACGATAGGGTTGACTCTTGCAGAGTACAAATCATCTCTCTCTTCTTTCAGAGGAGAGTAAGCAAGTTTAACAGCGTTACGGATCTGTCCTCTGGTGAAACCAGCAGGAGAGAACCAAGGTTCTGCTTCAATTGCAGTGTCAAGTACCAATCCAGCAATATCAGCGTTGCAAGGAATGTAACGATACTTGTCGTTATACTTGTCGTAGATATACTTATAGTTGTTATCGAAAACAACATAAGAACTAGAAGACAGTTTGTTGAAGTATTCGACAGTCTTGGAGACGATCTCTCTGCTATTAGGAACACCAAGGATGGCATCGCGAGGGGCAGAAACGAATGCTAGGCAATCTTGACGTGTCTCGGCAAGATCAATCATCTTCTGTGCCTTAGCAACAGAATCTTCGTCATTACTCAGGGCAGGTCCCATGATGACATAATCAATTTCTTCGGTCTCGGGATCGGAGAACAGATCATAAGAATCAAACAACTTGTCACGCTCAGCAGAGTAACCATCAGCACCACCGCGAAGTTGATACTTCAACGTAGAGGTGTTCTTGGTGTTAATCAGTGGTTGTGCCAGGAGGCTTGTGCCAGTAGGATCGTCAAGTGACAGGATAGAATAAGTATTCTTGAACAAGTCAAACTTCTTATTCAGAACAGCACCACCAACATCACCAGTCAAGGAGACATTAACGTCAAAGATTTGGGTGCTCTCATGTGCTCCCCAGAAGATGTACTCCGAAGATGCTTTGATTACATCTTTGTAGTACAGGTTTCCACCTTGTGGAGTCTTAGCATCAGATGCCTTAGAAACATCCAAGAATTTTTCAAGGATTGAACCAGGAACGCCAGTGATACCACCATCGCCATCGATGACCAGGACGTGCATCAAGTCGCGGAATCCACCACGCTCGCTTGCCCATACACTAGTGCCAGGACGTGCTGCAACACTCGACCACTTCTGCTTGTTTCCATAAACTCTGGAAGCATACTCAGACTCAACAGCACCAATGGTGACGTTGTTGCCATCGTTGACATCACCGCTAAGGGTGCTAGAATCTTTAATAACAACGTTGTTGTAGAAACTCTTAGATCCTTCGTCAAGAACCACAGTGGCACGACGCTGAACCAACGTTGGTTTGGCGGTGTTACCAGTAGCAGAACCAGGAGAACCGCTGTTGTCAGCAAGTTCCGTGATCAGCATATCCACATCAAGGTGACGTGAAGATGAACTGTCAACAGTAAGTTCCAACTTACGATTAGCAGGTTCGTATGCCAAGATACGACCAGTGACGTTACCACTGTCAGCAGTAAAGAAGTTATCTGCCTTGAACTCACCAACCAGATCAACACCAGGTTTTAGAGTAAGCACCAAAGAGTAACTAAAAATCTGACCGAAGATGTTAGCAGCAGAGTAAGAGATTTTCTTACCAGCAGTCATCTGCCACTCTGCTTCGTCAGTACCTGGTTCGTTCAAGAACAGAACCTGGTCGGGACCAGCGTCAGTGGTCAGGATGCGAATGCTGTTGCCATAGGTGCCAGGAGTACGTGCAGCAAACTTCCAGTTGTTGGCAGCATACTCGGTAGTTGCCTCATATGTGTCAACATTCTTAATCAGCGGAGGTGTAACACCAGTGCTGGTTTGCTCGTTAATTGTAGTCTGATTGACGTTAACAGTAAGCAGATCAATAGCAGTTGCGTCGGTATGAGCAGTAGCAGTTGTTTGTAGTTGTGCTCTACTAACAGTCAGATCATTACCACTAACACCAGTAACTTGAAGAACCTCAGTACCAATCTCAATATAGGAGTTGGTTACAGCACCCAAAGTTGCAACAGAAGTTACAGTAATGGTAGTTGCGCTAGCAGCAAGAGTTCCACCTTGGTTAAGAGGAGTGGTTGTACCAGCATCCTTAAATTGGGTAACTTGGGATCCACCCGCGTGAGATACTGCCGATGTTGAGAACTGACCACGAGTAACCGTCAGATCATTACCAGAGACAGCAGTAACTACAAGAATTTCAGCATCAACTACAAGACGATCGCCAATGTCAAAACCAGTGGCATTAAGGACCGACAGGGTTGTGTCTGTACCAGTAAAAAGTGTTGCTGTAAATGTTGCAGTGTCGATAGCATTTTTCAATGCAGAGTTATCTGCACGGACTACCTTTACTGTACCGCCATACAACATAAATTGTGCGATACTAAACCAATACTCGAAGTTTTGGTCATTGGGTTCACCGAATACTTCGATGAGTTCTCTTTCGGAAGAAATACTTACAATCTCTTCGACGGGTCCCTGGGAAAAGGTACCAACCATAGCGCCAACGTTATCGATCGTTGCGTTAATTGTGTTGGTAAGATCTCTTTCCTGGACCAATACACCTGGTGAAATCTGTGTGTTGGCCATCTTTGCTTGTTCTCCTGATAAGTTCAGTGGATGCTATTATTATTTAGAATAATCCCTTCTTCCACTGGGGAAACAAGACGTGAACCTACTACCAGTCAGGGTATTCGTACCTTGTGCTATCTATAATTCTTGATTTAGATACTCTTTTTATAGTACATGTTTTACATTCATATGAGTATGCACTAGGGGTGTGTCCCCTATCCTTTCTAGTCAAGTAAAAGTTATCTAATAAATCTTGTGTAGTATTGCATACCCTACACATTCGTTGAGTCAGAAATAAATGTTCTAATTCAAACTCATCTTCTAGGTTCATCTGTAATCCCACATGTATGCCATATCACCATACTCATCAACATGCCATCTATCACCATCATTATCTACAAATGATTCTGGTTCAGTCCCATCATCAATAAAACCAAATGGTGCCATGTCTGCTTCGATTGCTTCCTTCTGCTCCATGTACATCCTATGACGCACATCATTGTCATGCAGTTCTCTGAAATAATCTGATGTTGCTAACCATGAGAACATCACTAAGCACATAGCAAGGTCATCATTACACCCATCTTCTGCTTCCCATGCCTGACCTTTCTGAATAAAGGTAGTCAATTCAGCAATCACATCATAGTCTGACAGTAATAGTTTATCATCCTCAATCAGTGCTTTAAGGTTAGAGCATCCTGTCTTCTTAACTGTGGTAGACATCTTGACACCCATCTGTGTCTTGTTCCCAGAGAATCCCTGACCCACAACTTGACCTGCTCTACCTCTCATAGCACACATCAATAAGTTGTCATACTCCAAATCAAACTGTAAGATGTCTGCTACCTGACCACCAATATCATTGACTTCACAAAGCACGTAGGCGTGGTTGTACGCTGTTGCAACCTGATGAATGATGTTTGGGAACAATAGAGGTTTAATAGTATTATTTTTATACTTACCTACCATTTTATATGGAATTGTAGTAGTATCGAGAATTACAAATGCTGAGTAGTCTTTACTTACTCCACGCGCAACGTCAACGGTAATTACATATTGATGTTCTTCTTGCGCTGCTTCAAATATATCTAAACCTTTATTCCTCTGGATAGGTTCATCGTACACCATGGTACGAAGTTTAGAAGCAGAGATCAGTGTATCAACAGATCCTAGGAACTCACATTCAAACTCAACTCGGAACTGTTCTTCCGATGTGTTCTTAATTGTTTGTTCTTTCCACTTATCATCTCTTCCTGGAACTTCTGACCAGTGAACTTCTGTGGTTGTATATTCGTTCTTACCTCTCTCAGCATCATGCCAGAGTTTGTAGAACATATTCATCCCGTGTGGGGTGGAGATGATAATTACCTTTGTGCTTTTACCAGAAGATATAGTAGGATAGACAGATGAAAAGAACTGATCAGCAATGTGGTTCGGAATAAACGCGAATTCGTCCAGAAAAATGACATTAAAAGACATGCCCCTGACGGCAGAAGCGGAAGTAGATGCAGCCATGATCTTACTGCCGTTCTCCAATTCCAGACTCCCCCTGTTCCACTGGGAGATTCCTTGCTGCATCCACTTTGGAAGATTCTCATAACTTAGTTGTAATCGTTGTAGCATCTCACGAGCAGTCGCTGCTTTGTTAGCAAGGATTGCTACATTGACATTATCATTAAACAGTACATACCACAGCAGGTATGAGGTAACGATGGTAGACTTACCTGACTGCCGTGGTAGTTTTGCAATATTAAATCGTTCAGCATGGAACTTCCTGGTCATGTCCTCCTGGAAGTGATACATGGTAAAGGGGATCAAACCTTTATCAAGTGAGATAATCTTGATATATTCTTTGATAAAATATACAGGATCTTGACTACACTTTACATATTCTTCAACCTGATCTGGCGTAAATGCCTGAGAGACATTTGCTTTTTTTAGATTAGGATTACCAAGATAGATCTGATCAGATGCCATTATTCTACCAACGTACCGTGTGCTCTACGAATCTCTTTTAGTTTTTCTAGATTCATATCCTTGGTGCCACCATCATATGCGTGAGCATATCCTTCTGTAATCATTTGCTCGTTAAGG